AAAAATAGGCGCCACTGAATTCATTCTTGCTATTTTATCTTGACCACGGCTCGGTGTATATGCCATAACAGGTATTCCCATTCGACGCAACTCCTGCGTCAATGGCGTGCCACTTGCCTTTGCTTCAATTAAAACGCAATCAGGTTCCCAATATTTATACTCATCATACGCTAATCTCTTCAATTCTGGAAAGTCTAAGCGAACACGCTTAGCGTCCAGGAGCATAATCGCCTCTGGACCCTCTGCCTCTGGCTCAAAAACAGCCCAGGTTGTAATGGCAGAATAGTCAGCAGTTTCCTTGGCTGAGAAGGCGGTATCATAGCTTTGAATAACGTAGCTGTAGGCTGGGACCTTTTCCTCTTCCCAGGTTTGCCACCACTCTCTTTTGACTATCGCGCCGCTTTGAGCGGTGGGCTGCTGCATCCACTGAGCATTCCATTTGCTGATCGGCAGCGAAGCCTTAACCGATAAGAGTTCTTCTTTGTTCCAAAACTCAGGCCATAAAGGCTCTTCTGACTCAGGCATGATCGCAGGAAATTCAACAACCTCCCACTGATCGGCGTGCTCATCACCCTGGCGAGAAAGGACCTTTCCAACCAGGTCTTTGGTGCTCCACCTGGTCATCACAATGATAATGATCCCGCCAGGCTGCAGACGCTGCCTGGGACCAGATGTATACCATTCGTATGCTGCATCCATGGATGTGGGAGAAAGGGCGTCTTGCTCAGAGTGAGGGTCATCAATAATTAGAAGGTCAGCACCACGACCAGTAATAGCGCCACCAACACCAGCATAGAAGGATTCACCTTCCTGGTTAGTGGTCCATCTTCCTGCAGACTTGTTGTCTGATTGTAATTTTAAATCAGGAAAGACATGCTGATAGTCTTCGCTATCAATAAGGTTTCTGACTTTCCGGCCAAACCTGACAGCAAGCTCTGCGGTGTGAGTCGTCTGAATAATCTTGAGATCACCCCTGCGCCCCATCATCCAGGCTGGAAAGAAGGTGGATGCAAACTCAGATTTGGAATGCCTGGGCGGCAAGCAAACAATTAAACGCTTGAGCTTACCATCGGCAATACGATTAAACTTTTCGCCAATGATCTTATGATGTCGCCCCAGGATACACTCAGGCCACATATGCTTGACAAAGTTAATGAAGTCGCCCTGGCAGTCGTCTTGCGTTTCAAGTCTCTGATATCGGCTCAGAAGAGCCATAGCTTCGTTCTTTTCTGCCTCAGACAGGACATCAAAGTCCTTGAAGTCTATGTCAGACATGGGACCATTCTTCTTCAAGCCAAAGAAGAGCTTCAGCCTCTCTGCGCCGCACCAGGCCATCTAGGACCTTGCCGCCGGCTTTATTCCATCGCTTTATTTGATGAGGTACGTCATCCAGGTCCCCAGAGTTTAGCCTGGTCAGAAGCGTAGAAGATTTTAGATTGGTTGGCCCCAGGTTAAACGTCCAGGCAACCAGGGCATCAAATTGATTTTGCGTGAGCTCTGTATCTACCAGGTCATTGACATAACCCTCAAACTCTACCAGGTCATCTATGAGGATCTTCTCAGCATCGTCCTTGGTGCAAGTATCGCCTTCACTTACTCCCCTGGTATGGCCATAGCCTATAGTCCAAACGTCTGCGCTGCACTGATACGCACCTAGTTCACAGCCCTCAAACTTCTTGATTAAAGCTATGCCTTCTCCGCTTGTTTTCATGATCTTTGGCTTCTCCTGGTGACGCTGCTGTGTTATGCAATTTTTGATAACATTGTACAGTCGAATTAGCTGGGCGTATATAATCATCTTCCAGGCAACCAGGTTTTTTGGGAGTGAACTACTTCTCTCGCTGTACGCCCTTGGTCTTTTCATAGGAGCGCATCGCGCCCATGCCGAGCATGCCCATGAGGACGGGGGTGAGAAGGGATGGGTCAACTTCTGGCACATCAAACCAAATGCCGAGTATCTGAGCCAGCAGTACGTTGTATAAAAGACCGATTCCGCAAATCCAGCCGACAAAGGGGCGCCAGCCGGCGACGAACAGTGATTTATGGGCAGCCTCTACTTTGTTTACTTCCAGCTGCGCTTTGTTTATCTCTAATGCTTGCTTAGAGGCCAGGGTGGATATCTCATGGGCCAGGGCGTTAGCTTGGTCCTTATCCTCAATAAATTTATCCAGGAGTCCAGCGACTGGTCCAATTAGCTTATCAAGCATTATTCCATCCACTTAGATGCGGCAAACACCGCAATGATTGTTGGGTAAATACCCCAAAGCATAGCCTCTAGCTTGTCAAATCGCTTGCTGCCACCATCTAGTCTGCGGCCAATGTTCTCATACCTAATCAGGCACTCAGCCTCATGCTTTTCAAGTCGGGCAATTGTCTCTTTTACTGTGGCCATAATTTATAATTTAAAGTTAGTCTAGTGGTCTCTGGGCGGGAATGCCTATCCTGCCCCGTTCTTCTTCCTCTTCATCAGCCTTGATGGTGGAAATGTCTATCCCTTCTGTCACAAAGATATCAGGATAGCATACTGTCTTTTTCGGGTCACTGACGCAAAAAAAGCCGGTGAACTCCATCACATAAGAATCTTGGTCCTCCGATTCCCATATTCTGTTTGACCAGGCGCGAGTCTCTACGTCCAAAGAAACTCCGAGCGTTACGGCTAGTCTATTGTAAATATAGACCGACCTACTGGGGCTGCATTTTCCTATATTGTACCTAAACCAATGTATGGCTCGCAGCTTCCGCTCGGTGGTATCGTGTACTCCGCCAAGAAGATTAAAGGTTGCCAGGTCGCAAGCCTTTACTTCTGGTTTTGTGCGATAAGCAGCTCCACCAGCGTTTGAAGTTTTGCATCACTGGCCTTAGCCGTTTCCTGCATGTCCGTCAGACTCTTGGCAATGCTNTTGATTGCCTGCTCATTCAATTTTGTGGATGTGCCGTTCTCAACAGCTTTNTTGTTNGTCTCNACAACAATTTTNTCCACNCGATCAAGCTCCTTCTTGGTGGTCTCAGCATTTGCCTGGGCTGCGCCATAAGACACGGCCCCGACAAAAAGAGAAATTACCAAGGGGAGCATATAAGTCGGGATAGTGATCCCTTTATCATCTGACATGCTTGCCTCCTAGTGAGACGATTCAACCGCCTCTTCATCATCAAAAGAGCTTGTCAACATGTTTACAAAAGCCTCGCGGCCTACCTGCAGCTGATCCATATTAAACCGCAAGCTACCCAGCTTCTTNTCCAGGTCNGCTATGTGGTTGACCATAGCAATCTGCTGCTCATTTAAGTCTTCTATGTTGTGCTCTACGTCATTAACAGTAATGGTTTTCTTTTCATTTTTCGCCATTATAAGTCTCCTTTAGTTTTAAATTTATTTGTCCTTCCTGTTCCACAGGTCAAACAAGGTTTTTACTTTTTCCTTAATCTGCTCGATATCTGCGTGCATTTTAGCCAGCACAATCACTAGAGTTACAAACCCTAATGCAATGGGCCAAAGTGCCCCAATGGCGTCAAGACCATCCATATACCTGGCATCTCAAAGTTTAACACGGTAGATTAAGACGACCAGGGAACCCCAGATTCAGTCGTTGCAGCACGGTCAATTTGACCTTGCACCTTTGCATCTCGATCAGCTTCTACGCGAGCTTTAGCTTCGGCAGCGGTCTCGTCGCCTACGACCAAGCTGTCGTATACCCAACCAAGAACATCGTTCTCAGTTAGATTAGCGTATGGAATAAAACCTGGCTCTGAAGGATCGCCTTCACATCTGAGCTTTCCCGCTTCAACTGCGGTGTAATCGTATTCGTTCGCACCATCGGGTGTTTGCCCTGTTACGTTACCAGCAAAACACTGCCAGTAAACCAAAAATACAAACCCGTCAGAGTCTGTTCGCTGCATGTCCGTTACGGACCATGTTGTTGTAATTGCCATGTTTCTTTCTCCTTTAATGACAGTTGTTTAATTATACATCTGAAATGCCTGTAATACCGTTTGCACCGTAGCCTTCGACTTTAACGAATGTACTACAGGTCATTTGTGCCGCAACGGTCCATTCGATTTTTAGTTGAGGCACCGAACTGTGTGCCGACGCTGTAGGAACACCATAACTAGATGCGGCAGTTCCTGCATTTACACCATCTACTTTTGTATTAACTCGCAGGGCGGAAGATTCCATTGCCACGTAAAAAGTTGTTTCACGAAAGCCAAAAGAACCACCATTATTATAAAGGTGTCCCCCATTCATAATGGTTATTTTTACGGGGCCATAGTTCTGTAAAGGTATGATAAGCCTTCGTGTTCTTGAGGGCGTACTAGCATCAGAGCTTTGATTAAAAGTAGCAACGGCTACATCTCTGCTGAAGTCTCTAAGTAATCCATCGGTGCGATAACCGCTGCCCATTTGGTGCGTAGTTTGGGTTGAGTTAATATTGACAATATCGTTGCCCGCATCAACCAACAGCATTTCGTTCTTGGTGTTTGATTCGACGCGGAAGTCAACATCGCTAAAACTATCTTCATTCACAACAACCCGACTGCTCCGATAAATCGTAAGCATTTTTGTTCCGGTAATGTCGTTGAACGATAAATTATCTGTACCGGTGCCGTTACAGTCTAAATCAAAACGGTGCGAGCCGCCTGCTAAAAACTTAATAGCCGTTCCGTCTTGTTGTCCTCGAATTACTAAAGCGTCGTTGGAATATGGAGAAGCGCTTTCTCCTACGGTAAGAACACCATCAACACTTAAATTAAACGCTCCGGTTCCAGCGTTATTCATCGTCAAGCTATAAGCGCCACTTGAATCAGACCCTTCCATCGCATAGGCACGGGTGCCTATCCCTTTAA